CGACGAACATCAAGCCGGTGGCGATCATTACAAGCGCATGGCAGTTCAACCCTGGGATGTCATGGAATTACTCTTGACAGCAGAAGAATTCTCAGGCTATCTCAAAGGCTGTATAATCAAACATATCATGCGAAACAACTCTAAACCTGGCGAGTCTTACGATCTAGAGAAAGCCAAGCATTACATGGCTAAGTTAAATGATTTTGAAAAAAGAGTGTTCTAATTGTGAGTATTTTGAGCCAAATCGAACCTGTTTCGGCCATGGCTATTGCGTTGTTAATAGTCTATTGGATGTCGGACCAGAACCCAAGACATTGACAGATACTTGTGAACTTTGGTTAGAAAGATCTGAGGATGAATGATGTCAAGACGATGACAGACACTAAAATAGAACAAGATACTAAGAAACGTAAACCACCTCGCGCTGGAATGGGCAGACCTCCTGGCGCTTTAAATAAACAAACCAAAGAAATAAAAGAGATGCTGATGCAGTCATTGAATGACGCTGGCGGCGCTGATTACTTCAGACAACTTGCTGAGACAAACTCATCAGCTTATGCCTCATTACTTGGCAAGATCATTCCTGCTGAAGTAAAGAATCAAATAACTGGCGCTGACGGTGGACCAGTTCAACATTCAATCAAGGTGAAGTTTGACTGAAACCACAGCCAGCTTTCCAAAAAAGCTAAATGGTATATTCCAGCCATATCGTTATAAAGTAGCTTATGGCGGTCGAGGTTCTGGCAAGTCCTGGGCTTTCGCTAGAGCCTTACTAATTCAAGCCGCACAAACTCCTCTGCGTGTCTTATGCGCTCGTGAAGTGCAGAAGTCCATTAAACAGTCAGTTCATACGCTATTAGTTGATCAGATCCAGGCTTTAAATCTAGGTCAGTTCTACAATGTCACAGAAACACAGATCTCCGGCATTAACGGTTCTACGTTTAGCTTTGCTGGTCTTGCCAACCACACAGTTGAATCAATTAAATCATTTGAAGGCTGCGATAGGTGCTGGATTGAAGAAGCGCAAACAGTATCCAAAAAGTCTTGGGATATTCTTATTCCTACTATTCGCGCTCCTAACTCTGAGATATGGGTATCACTCAATCCAGATCTCGACACAGACGAAACCTATCAGCGATTTGTACTTAATACCCCACCTGACTCGCTCATTGTCAAAATAAACTACGCTGACAATCCCTGGTTTCCAGATGTATTAGAAAAAGAACGCCAGCATTGCCTCAATGTCGATATCAAAGGATATTCCAACATATGGGAGGGTGTGCCAAAGACTGTTGTAGATGGGGCCATCTTCGCTGAAGAGTTCCAGGCAATGATCGACGACCACAGAATTACCCACGTTAAGCACGACCCGTTCCTCAAAGCACATGCGATCTTTGACCTCGGTTGGAATGATGCGATGACCATCATTGTTGCACAGAGATCAGGATCAGAGTGCAGGATTATTCATTACATTGAAGAGTCATTCCAGACTCTAGACTGGTACAGCTCAGAGCTAAAGAAGCTACCATTCAACTGGGGCAAGATCTGGCTACCACATGATGGTGTCGCAAAGGACTACAAGACTGGCAAAAGTGCGGCTGAGATCATGACCGCGCAAGGCTGGGATGTAGAGATCATTCCGGTTGGCGATGTTGAGCACGGCATCAAGTTATCGCGCATGTTATTACCGCATGTCTGGATGGATCAGACCAACACTAAACGCTTACAAGAATGTCTCAAGCGCTATCGGCGCTCAATCAACTCAACAACGCAGCAACCTGGCGGGCCATTGCATGATGAATACTCTCATGGGGCTGATGCTTTCCGTTATCTTTCAACGTGTATTGACATGCTGAAGAATGATAATATTAAAAGGCGCAAAGAGCGTGACACTGGTGTTGCTGGTAGCTGGATGAATTAACCATTGGTATTACTATGAACCTAGACGATGATTCAATCTTTAATTCCATTGGTATCAACGAACCAGCGGAAGAGCCTGATGAGAAGTTGCTGAATGAGATCCGTAAGCGATTCTCTAGCGCAGTAGAGTTTGAGGCTCAGAACAGACAAGAGCGGTTAGATGACATTCGCTTTGCTCGTCTTGGCGATCAATGGCCTGAAGCAGCAAAGTATGACCGCAATCGTCCAGGGAAAGAACGGCCAATGCTGGTAGTCAATCGGCTATTGCAGTTCAGAGATCGAGTCGTCAATGAGATCAGACAGAACACGCCAAGCGTTCGCATACGTCCAGTAAATGATGGCGCTGATCAAGAGACAGCAGAAGTCTTAATGGGTCTAGTGCGTCATATCCAAGATAATTCAAATGCCTCTATAGCTTATGACACGGCGGTCGAATGGCAAGTAGACACTGGCCTTGGTTATATTCGCGTTCGCAATGACTGGTCCTCCGACACATCATTTGATCAAGAGATCTTCATTGACCGCATTCCTGATCCGTTCAAGGTTTACTATGACAACCATAGCAAGAGTCCAGATGGATCTGATGCTGAATGGTGTGTTATCGCTGAAGAGATTGCAAAGGATGACTTTAAGCGCCAGTATCCTGATGTAGATCCTACGCAGTTTGATGATGCTGGCAATGGAGACATGCAGGGCTGGTACTCCAAGGATTCAGTGCGCGTAGCTGAGTATTATTATATTGAGCATGAAGAACAGGAAATTAATGATCCTGAGACTGGTCGCAGTAGAACGGCAGACGTTAAACGTTGTATGTGGTGTAAAGTCACTGGCTCTGTAGTGCTAGAGCGTTCAGAACTGCCAACGAAGTACATTCCAGTTGTGCCAGTAATCGGACATGAAGTCTGGCTACAAGGAAAGCGTTATCTATCTGGTCTTGTTCGCAACGCTAAAGACGCACAAAGACTATACAACTATTACTTGTCAGCTAATGCTGAGAATGTTGCGCTTGCTCCAAAGGCTCCGTTCATTGGTGTTGCTGGTCAGTTTGAGACAGATCCTAACTGGGCAAGAGCTAACCAGGAATCATTGTCCTATCTCGAATACGATCCAGTCTCTATCGCTGGAACGCCAGTTGGTCCTCCACAGAGATCTCAACCGCCACAGGCAAGCTCTGCGATTATGCAAGCTATCCAGTTGGCTGAAAACGATATTATGCAATCAATGGGCATTTATCAGCCATCTCTTGGCGGTGAATCCAATGAGACTTCTGGTCGTGCGCTCATGCTGCGTCAGAAGCAATCAGAAGCCGGAAACTTCCATTACCAGGACAATCTGAATAGATCTATCCGTCAGATCGGTAGGATCATTGTTGACATGATCCCAAAAGTCTATGACCAGCCAAGAGTAGCAAGAATCCTTGGTGAAGATGGCTCGCCAAAGAGCGTGAACTTAGATCCTAATCTGCCACAGCCATCAATGTACACAGATAATCCAGGGATAGATTCTATCTATAACCCAACTATCGGTGAATACGATGTCGTCTGTGACTCTGGGCCAAGCTATGCAACGAAGCGCGATGAAGCAGCTAACATGATGCTGGCGTTAACCCAAGCTAATCCTGCGCTATTCCAGACCATTGGCGATCTGATGATGAAGAACATGGACTGGCCTGGAGCAGAAGAGATCTCCAAGCGTCTGCAAGCTCTATTGCCGCCACAATTACAGCCAACCGCTGATGGCACAAAGGTAGATCCACAGGTTATTCAAGCACAACAGATGATGGAGCAGATGGCTAATCAGATGGAGCATCTCAGCCAAGAGCTTCAAGCCGCACAGGGCGACAAGATGCTAGAGATTCAACGTGCAGAGCGTGAATGGTTTGACTCACAGACCAAGCGTATTGACGTAGAAGGCAAGCTGATGATGACGGACGCGCAATTACAAGCTGCCGTACAACAGAACTTAATGATGATTATGGGCATGGGCGCTGAAGAACTGCCAGAAGAGAACATGGAGTTCGAGCAGATGGAGGAATCTGTAGCTGCTGGTGTACATCAAGGACAAATGGCTCCAATGGCACAGCCTCAACCATCACAGCAACAAGGACAAAGACGCGCTGGACGTTCAAGAAATCCAGCAGGGAGTATGACTAGAAAGCCGAATATCGGCGCATTAACCGGCGAAGAAAAGCCAGGAGAAGAAAGTAATGAGTGATGAACAAGTAGTACCAGAGATTGCTAATGAACCAGAAGCTATCTTGGAAACAACGGAAGCGCTTGATCCGACTCTGCTGGACAGCGAGGAACCTGAAGCGCAAGAAACTGCACAGGATTCTGAAGAAACTATTGACAAGAAAGATCCATGGTACAAAAAGCGTATTGACGAACTCACCAGGGATAAGCATGAAGCTCGTCGGCAATCGGAAAGACTTGAAAAGCTGCTTGAACAACAGGAGCAGATGCTTAAACAGTTTGCTCCGAAGAATGAATCTCAAGCGTCAAAGTTAGCAGCACCAGACCCTAATGACTTTGCTGGAGGACAATATGACCCACGGTATATGGACGCAATGCTTCAATATACTAGAGTGTCTGCTGTTGAAGAAGCCAAAGCAGCAGTTGCGGCAGAATATGAACAACGTGCGGCAACGCAAAGCGCTATGGCTGCACAGGCGAAGCTAGAAATAGCAGAAACAGCGGCAAGAGCCAAGTTTGCTGATTACGATACTGTCATCGAAGGCATCATATCAGATCCAAGATTAGCGCAGAATCCTACTATCCGACAAGCTCTACTGGGCTTAGATAATGGTCCAGAGATTGCCTATATGCTTGGCCGCAATCTAGATGTCGCGTATGAAATTGCTGGGCTTGACAATCCTATCGCTGCTGGCATGAAGTTAGCGGAAATCATTAACCGCGCTCCAAGGGCTAAGTCTAACGCTCCAACTCCGATCAAGCCACTCAATGGTGCTGCTGGAGGAGTTCCAAGGAACGTTAAGAACTATGCTGAGATGACAACTGTTGAATATATCGCCGCTAGAAACGCTGAAGATCTAGCTAAAAAACAAGCAATGATGAGGCGATAATATGATATAGGTATTTGGTGCTAGAGATAGCACTTTTCATACTCCTCTCTTGCCAGAACTTAAAACACTCTGGCTTTTTTTATGCTTGACATTTATTTATTTGTGATACAATTGACCTTACCAGTAACGTAGCATGGCCCTGTGCGTTATTGCGGCAAATCAGATTATTCGAGGGATCGGCTCCTATCTGAGAAACTGAATGGGCATAAAACCTTTTCCTTTCTCTATTTGGAGTAAATGCTATGAGCAATCAATTGCTTACTATTAGCATGATCACCAACGAAGCTCTTCGTATTCTTACGAACCAGTTGGTTTTCACGCGTGCAGTATCTCGTCAGTATGACGATAAGTTTGCTATCGAAGGCGCAAAGATCGGTACTACGATCAATCTGCGTAAACCACCAAGATATGTTGGCCGTACTGGTCCAGCACTTCAGATTGAATCTGCTGTTGAAACGTATGTTCCTCTGACCCTGGGAACCCAGTTCGGTGTGGACATGGCGTTTACCACGCAGGATCTTTCAATGAACATCAGTGATTTCTCTGATCGTTTCATTAAACCTGCTGTTGCAGCAGTTGCTAACAAGATCGACTATGATGGTCTTCAGCAGTTCTACAACATTTACAACCTTGTTGGCACTCCAGGTCAGCTTACTGGCACTCCTACTCAGGCACAGTCTACGGCTGCAATCCTTGGTGCTCGTGCTCGTCTTAACCAGGAAGCCGCTCCAGTTGATGAAGAGCGTCACTTCGTTGTTGATCCTACGGTCGAAGTAGGTATCGTCTCTGGTCTGACCAATCTGTTTAACCCATCTGGAACCATCTCTAGCATCTTCAAGAAAGGCGCTCTTGGTGACTCTACCCTGGGCTTTAACTTTGCAATGGATCAGAACGTAGGCAACTTCACTTCTGGTACGTTTGTAGTTGGCACTGACACGATGGCCGTAGCAGCACAGGCTGGCGGTTCAGTTCAGACCAATGCACAGACCACGTTCGCACTGTCTGCAACTGTCAGCAATGGCAAGACTCTGACTGCTGGTACTGTATTCACCATTCCTGGTGTATATGCAGTTAACCCACAGAATCGTCAGTCTACTGGCTCACTGCGTAACTTTGTTATCACCAGCGCTGTAACTGGAACGGGTTCTTCACAGAGCATTTCTGTGTTCCCTAACCCAGTGTTCTCTGGTCAGTTCCAGAACGTAACCAGCACTACCGGCTCTATTCCAAGCGGTAATGCTAGTGTTATCTCTGGCTCTAACGGCGCAAGCTATCCTAACGCTATTGCATTCCATCGTGATGCTTTCGCGTTCGGTACTGCTGATCTTCTCCTTCCACAAGGTGTAGATATGGCCGGTCGTGCATCTGCTGATGGCGTTTCTATTCGTCTGGTTCGCCAGTACGATATTAACTCTGACCAGTTGCCTTGTCGTTTGGACGTTCTGTATGGCTGGTCAACGGTTTATCCAGAACTTGCCGTTCGCGTCACTGGTTAATAGGAGATTATTATGTCTAATCCAGGTCCAAATATTGTTCAACCTAGCATTCAGCGCGGGTCTGCCATTGTCTCTCTTGCGGTTACTCCTGCAAGTGTTGGCGCGGCAACCTCTGCTGAACAGACCTTTACGCTTTCTGGCGTAGCGGTCGGCGATTGGGTTGGTGTTTCAACCACTGCGTCTACTGGCAATGCAACTGCAATCGCTAGTGCTCGCGTATCTGCTGCGAATACCATTGCAATTCGATATGTTAATCCTACTGCTGGCTCTCTCACTCCAGCTGCGGACACTTATCTTGTCAATGTTGTGCGTTCTTACCCTGTCTACACTGACTTTGGCGTAACGAACTTTAACAACTACGGCATTGTTGCAGGGTCTAACCCGTAAGCAAAACTGAAATAAGGGGGTTTCGGCCCCCTTTTTTCTTATCTTTTGGAGTAAACAATGGACTTTCCATGCTCGGTTCATAAAGAAACCTACGATAATTGTAGAATTGCTCTTGATGAAGCCGATTTAAAGGTTTTACATGCGGATGGTTGGCTAACCAGCGCAGAATGGTACGTGAATGTACTAGGGATTGAAGGTAAAATCATCGAGGAAGCGCCGAAAAGAGGCCGCAGACCTAAGATTGAAGAGTAATTAACGAAACTCAGGAAAAAACATGGCAAATATTAAGATCACGGCTTTACCGGCTAACACATCAGTAACGCCAGGGTCTGATGTTCTGCCATTAGTCTCTGCTGGTGTAACCACTAAGGCTACGCCAAGTCAAATTGTTAATGCAACACTGTTAGCGCCTGGGCCAATTGGTTCAACAACCCCAGGATCAGCTAATTTCACTACTTTAAATGTAGCAAACACTATATCTGGCGCTGGATTCAGTAATTATCTAGCTTCTCCACCGCCAATCGGCTCTAGTTCGGCTAATTCTGGGCGTTTCACTACGCTAACGGTTAATGGTTCAACTACGTTAAATGTTGGTTTAAATGGCCTACTTCTATCAACATCTGGCGTAGTTTCTGCTGCTACTGCTGGCGTCAATTACGCTCCAGCAACGTCAGGCACAAGCATTCTCTCTGGCAATGGTTCTGGTGGTTTTTCTGGAGTCACTATCGGTTCTGGTCTTACGTTCTCATCTGGCACTCTATCAGCAACGGGTGGTGGCGGTGGATCTGGTACGGTCACTAGCGTTGGTCTGTCTCTTCCAAACATATTTAATGTCACAAATTCTCCAGTAACAACAACTGGAACTTTAACTGGAGCGCTTGCAACTCAGACTGCTAACTATGTTTTTGCTGGTCCTACTACGGGATCTGCTGCTGTTCCTACGTTTAGATCATTAGTTTCTAGTGATATTCCTGCGCTCAGTTATGCTCCTGCAACTACTGGATCATCTATTCTTTATGCCAATGGATCTGGCGGTTTTAGCAGTGTAACCGTAGGCACTGGATTGTCATTCTCTGCTGGAACTTTAGCGTCAACCTCTAGCGGTGGATCTGTAACAACCGTTTCTGTAGTCAGTGCTAATGGTCTTGCTGGTACGGTAGCAAACGCTTCAAGCACTCCAGCAATTACGCTATCTACGACTATCACTGGATTGCTAAAAGGCAATGGCACGGCAATTAGTGCTGCAACCGCGGGGACTGACTATGCGGCAGCAACATCCGGCAGTTCTATCCTATACGGTAACGGATCTGGTGGATTCAGCAACGTAACTATTGGCTCAAATCTTACATTTGCTTCTGGCACATTAAGCGCAACTGGCGGCGGTGGAATGACCTATCCTGGTGCTGGTATTCCAAACAGCACAGGATCAGCCTGGGGTACATCCTATGGAACGTCTGGTGCAACTTCTGTTGTCTTGCGCGATGCTAATGTAAACATCAGTACAAATAACATTTTTGTCGGATACACTGTACTTGCTTCTAGTGGAACAACGACAACTTTAACGGCTGCATCTGTCTTTGACTGGTCTGTAACAGGATCTAGCGGTCAAACATTCCAATTACCAAATGCAACTACGCTTCCTGTTGGCGCGGTTTATACGTTTAACAACAATCAAAGCAGCGGAGTTATAACGCTTAATAACAACTCTGGAAGTTCACTTATTTCTGGTGGTGTTGGATCTGGTGGCTATGTTGAACTAATTCTTCAAGACAACAGTAGTGCAGCAGGAACCTGGGATTATCATTTTCAAATTCCGGCCAATGTAAGCTGGACTACAAATACGTTAAACTATCCAGGCTCTTTTACGGGTGGAACTTGGAACGGATCAACTGTTGCTGTTAATCGCGGTGGTACTGGCGCAACCACGCTAACTGGAATAGTAAAAGGCAACGGAACTAGCGCGTTTACTGCTGCTACGTCTGGAACTGATTATTCTGCTGGTACGTCTGCTCTTACAACTGGTCTTTTAAAGTCAACAACAACAACTGGCGCATTATCAATTGCGGTTGCCGGGACTGACTATGCGGCGGCTACAACGGGGACTAATGCTCAGCTACTAGCTAATAACGGGTCGGGCGGGTTCTCAAATGTAACGGTTGGTTCTGGTCTGAATCTAACTACGGGTACTTTAACTGCCACTGCGGCGGCTCAGGTTTACCCCGGTGCAGGTATTGCAAACTCTACGGGTACTGCATGGGGGACTAGCTACACAACAACTGGTTCTGGCACTGTCTTAGCGCTTGCGACTAGTCCAACTCTTGTAACTCCTATCCTTGGAACCCCACAGAGCGGAACACTAACTTCTTGTACTGGCTTGCCGATTAGCACTGGCATATCTGGTCTTGGAACGAATGTAGCAACATTTCTAGCAACGCCATCATCAGCTAATTTAGCTTCTGCTCTTACGGACGAAACAGGATCAGGTTCTGCTGTTTTTGCTACCTCTCCTACGCTTGTAACGCCTACGCTTGGTATTGCATCAGCTACTACGATTAATAAAGTCACTCTGACTGCTCCTGCTACGGGCTCAACACTAACGATTGCGGACGGAAAGACATTAACTGCTAGTAACACGCTTACTTTTACTGGTACGGATGCAAGTTCTGTTGCATTTGGTACGGGCGGTACTGTTTTTTACACAAGCGGCTTAGGAACTAACGTAGCTACTTTCTTAGCAACGCCATCGAGTGCAAATCTTGCGAGTGCTTTGACGGATGAGACTGGTTCTGGGTCAGCAGTTTTTGCGACAAGTCCTACTTTAGTAACACCAACTTTAGGTGTAGCTTCAGTCACTACGGTTAACAAGGTTACTTTAACTGCGCCAGCCACAGGATCAACCTTAACTATTGCTGATGGCAAGACTTTAACTTCTAGTAACAGCATTACTTTAGCTGGTACAGATTCAACAACAATGACGTTCCCTTCAGCGTCTGCAAGTGTTGGATATTTAAACATTCCGCAAAACGCACAAACAACTGCATACACTTTAGTATTGGCAGATTCCGGAAAGCATATTTATATGGCTGCTGCTCAGGCGGCTACGACGATGACAATCCCGGCTAATGGCTCAGTTGCGTTCCCGATTGGCACTGCGGTTACGTTCGTAAATATGTCTGCAAATGCAATGACGATTGCCATTACCACAGATACAATGTACTTAGGCGGGACTGGAACGACTGGTAGTAGAACATTGGCGCAATATGGCACAGCGACGGCACTTAAAATGACATCAACAACGTGGATCATTTCTGGATCGGGGTTGACCTAATGTCTGGGATACTTCAAATGTTTTTGGTGAAAGGCGCTATAGCGCCATATACACTTAACTATCTTGTTGTCGCTGGTGGTGGGGGGGCGTCAGGCGGTGCTAATGGCGGAGGTGCGGGGGGTGCTGGCGGGTTATTAACTGGTACTTCAGCAACACTAACGATAGGAACAACGTATACAGTCACCGTTGGTTCTGGTGGTGCTGGAACAGCGTTTTCATCACCAAACAATGGTACAAATTCGTCTGTTGTGACGATAATTTCTTCTGGGGGCGGCGCTGGCGGGTTCGCAGGTAATGGTAGTTCAGGCGGATCAGGCGGCGGTGCTGCTGCTTCTTCTAATCAGTATTATGGTGGCTCAGGAATATCCGGCCAAGGTTACGCTGGAGGAAATTGTAATATTACTTCGCCGTATCCGGGGGCTGGTGGGGGGGGATCATCCGCAGTTGGTGGTTCGGGGACAGGTACTGTTTCTGGAAGCGGCGGTGCTGGCACAAGTTCTTCAATTACGGGGACCGCTGTAGCCTATGCGGGTGGTGGCGGAGGTGGTGGTACTTTGCAAGGAGCATCTGCGGGGTCTGGCGGATCTGGTGGCGGCGGAGCAGGCGGTGGAGCTTCTGCGAGCGGTACAGCAGGCACAGCAAATACTGGCGGTGGCGGTGGCGGCGGCGGAAACATTAGTAATTTGCTATCTGGGGGCAATGGCGGCTCAGGCGTAGTCATTCTTTCAATCCCAGCAGCTAGTTATTCAGGAACCACGACCGGATCACCGACCGTTACGACTTCTGGATCTAACACCATCCTCACATTCACTGGCTCTGGCAGCTATACGGCATAGGAAATAATTAACTATGGCTAATTTTGCACAACTCAACGAAGAAAGCATCGTAATCCAAGTGATTGTCGTTAATAACGCGACAATTGATAACCTTCCTTTTCCTGAATCCGAGCCTGTAGGTATCGCTTTTTGCCAGTCGCTTTATGGCCCCGACACAATATGGGCGCAGACTTCATACAACGCCTCTTTCAGATACAACTATGCGGGGATTGGCTATACTTTCGATGCTACTGAGCAAGCCTTTATTCCCCCAAAACCATATCCAAGCTGGTTATTGAACACGACCATTTATCAATGGGAGCCTCCAGTTCCTTACCCTGATGACGGAAAAA